GGTCTAGCGCATTCAAACCGAAAGTGGTACAATCAAAGAAGTTGTACAACCGTAAAAAGGAGAGAAATAACACTCTTAATGCGGCCGCTAAGTTATGGATGATAGAGAAAAAGTAAATAAAAATAGAGTCATCAAGTATGTTCAAGAAAAATTTGAAGATGCTAAACAGATGACTATGTTTAAATTTCTTAGACAAGAGGTCGATATCAACGGCACAGGTACAAATAAATATAGAATTAAATTTGGACCAAACAAAGGAAAAGTATTATGACAAAATTATGTCCTAGAGGTAAAGCAGCTGCTAAAAGAAAATTTTCAGTTTATCCTTCAGCTTATGCAAATGCTTATGCTTCTAAAATATGTGCAGGTAAAATTAAAGATCCTTCTGGTAAAAAGAAAAAAGATTGGGGTCCTAAAAAAATGCGAGGTGGAGGAATAGCATTAAGAGGCACAAATTTCAAAGGTGTTTTTTAATGTCTAAACGAGGAACATGCTGGGTTGGTTATGAACAAAAAGGCATGAAGAAAAAAGGAAATAAGATGGTTCCAAATTGTGTACCTGCAGGAATGAAAAGTGGTGGACTTAAAGAATGGTTTAGACAAGATTGGGTAGATATTGGATCTAAGAAAAAAGGTGGAGGATTTAAAAAATGTGGAAGAAAATCTGCAAGTGGATCAAAACGAAAGTATCCAAAGTGCGTGCCTGCTGCAAAAGCAGCAAGTATGACAGACTCCCAGAGACGGAGTGCCGTTGCAAGAAAAAGAAGTAAAGCACAAGGTGTCGGTGGTAAACCAACAAACGTTAAAACAATATTAAAAAGAGACGTTGGTGGAGATGTTAATATGTATCCAAAAGGTAAATTTTCCTTAAATTTTTTTCAAACAAAAGGAACTAAAGCCGATAAAGACGATAATTTAATTACGGTATTTAGAGATTCCAAAGCTAAGTTTAATCCTGAATTAAGTTATGATAAGATATATAAAAAATCAGAAGTAGGTATTGGTATAAACAAAGATAGAATTAGAGTAGGGTTTAAAAAGAGATTTTAATTATGGCAACATCAGGATCAACATCATTTAATTTAAACATCGATGAAATCATTGATGAAGGCTACGAAAGATGTGGCCTAAGACCTATGGCTGGTTATGATTTAAAAACAGCTAGAAGATCTTTAAATTTATTATTTGCCGACTGGGGAAATAGAGGTGTTCACCTTTGGAAAGTTGAATTGAATGAGCAAGCTCTAACAGCAGGAACGGCAACTTACACAGTTGCCTCAAATGTAAACGATGTTTTAGAAGCTTATATTTCTACTACAGCTGCTGCTGGTGATGGTCCAAACACTCAGGATGTTGCATTAACTAAAATAGATAGATCTGCTTATTCAGCTTTACCAAATAAATTAGCTACAGGTCAACCATCGCAATATTATGTGGACAGACAAACAACACCTAAAATAAGTTTATACGTTGCACCTGATGCTTCAACTTACACAACTTTAAAATTTTATACTATAAACAGAATAGAAGATGCTACAGCTTATAATGATCAACAAGCAGATGTAGCTTACAGATTTTTACCATGTATGTGTGCAGGTCTTGCTTATTATTTATCCATGAAAAAAGCACCTGAAAGAATTGAAGCTATGAAATTAATTTACGAAGACGAACTTAAAAGGGCTTTGGATGAAGATGGACAGAGAACATCATTATATGTTTCTCCACAATCGTACTATCCAAATTTATCATAATGGCAGGACTATTTGCGAATCCATTAGCTCAAAAAGCTTTTTCTTATCTAATGAACAAAGCTGGTTTCGATGCAAGGAAAGCAATTAATTTAGTAACTGAAAAAATGAGTGATAACCAGGGACTTTTAAAGTTAATGAAACAGTATGGTTTTAAACCTACAAAGATGACGACAGTTGAAAAAAAAATAGGATCAGGAGGTAAAAAATAATGGCTAAATACGCAAACGGTAATAGATCACAAGCAATATCAGATAGAAGTGGACAAGCATTTCCATATCAAGAAATGGTTACAGAATGGAATGGTTCTTTTGTACACATATCTGAATTTGAAGAAAAGCATCCACAAATTAGAAGAAAAAGAGTAACAGCTGATGCTATTGCTTTGCAAAAAGTAAGACCACAAAGATTTCAACAACCTATTCAACCTTTTACTAGTGATATTACAATCGCTAGTTCTGGAGGTACGATGGTAGGAGTAGCTAACCTAACATTACCAGGTCAATTTGGTTTTATAACTCAAGGTTCTAGTGAAATGAAACCAGCAGATCCATCTTTACAAAATAGAAGAAGACAAGCAATTACAGAAGTTGGAAAAGTAATTATAGGAATATCATAATGGCAATTACGTATACAAATTTTTTAACACAAGTAAGAAACTATACCGAAGTTGATAGTAATGTGTTAACTGATTCTCTGCTTGATCAGTTTATAAGAAATACAGAGTTAGATATAGCTGGCCAAGTTGATTATGATGACTTAAGAAAATATGCAACTTCACAGACAACAATCGGAAACAGGTACGTTTCTATGCCTGCTGATGCATTAGTATTAAGATCTGTTCAAATTATTAATTCTAATGTGAGAGACTTTTTAGAAAAAAGAGATACTAGTTTTATATCTGAATTTTCTCCAAATGATACAGTCACAGGAACACCGAAATATTATGCTAGTTGGGATGAAAATAATATATTATTAGCACCAACTCCAAATGCAGCTTTTGACATACAAATTAATTATATCAAAGATGCACCACATTTTGATAGTTCAACAAATACATATATATCCCAGCATCATGAGGCTATGCTTTTATATGGAGTTTTGAAAGAGGCTTTTTCATTTTTAAAAGGACCTGAAGACCTATACAAACTCTATTCTGATAGGTATAATCAAAGTATACAAGCTTTTGGTCTACAACAAATGGGTAGACGAAGAAGAGGAGAATATGACAGTGGAGTTCCTCGAGTAAAAATACCTTCGCCGTCACCATAAATTAATTAAGGAGATAACATGGCAATAACAACTAACGCAATCGCAAACTCTTTCAAAAAACAACTTTTGGAAGCTACGCACAATTTTAGCACTAGTGGTTCTGGTGGTAATACATTCAAATTAGCAATGTATACTAACTCAGCTACTTTAGGAAAATCGACAACATCGTACACAACTGGAAATGAAGTATCTTCATCTGGCTATACAGCTGGTGGAAGTGCACTTGTGAATACAGGAACATCTTTAGCTACAAACACAGCTATAACAGATTTTTCTGATTTATCATTTACTGGAGTTACTTTAACAGCTAGAGGTGCATTGATTTATAATGACACTGCATCTGGAGATCCAGCTGTAGCGGTATTAGATTTTGGCGGTGACAAAACTGCATCTGCAGGAACTTTCACTATTCAGTTCCCAGCATTTACAACGAGCGCAGCTATATTGAGAATCGCATAATAAAAGGAACCCGATGCTATGGCAGAACAAACTTACACTGTTACCGTAGCATCGGGTGATCTTTATCTTGGAGGAACTGGTAACGTATTTTATTTAGACGGTGCCAGAAATTCAACAGGCCCAGGAACCATTAATTGGGTTAGTGGAGCTTCACTAAGATTTGAACAAAGCGATGCGTCAAACAATAATCATCCTTTAATATTTTCTACAACAACGACCACAGGCGGAATTATTTCTGCTGGTGTCACTTATTATTTAGATGGTGCAAGCAACGAAGCAAACTATACTAATACAACAACTTTTAACGCAGCCACAACAAGATACATAGAAATTACACCATCTTCTCAAACTGATTTTTATTATCTTTGTTATGTTCATGGAATTGGTATGGGCGGTATTTTTGATATTACTCAATCAACGTGGGGAGCATTAAGTTGGAGTCAAGGTAATTGGAGTGCACAAAATGATGCAAAAGTTATTTTGACAGGTTTATCCTCTTCTTCATCAGTAGGTTCTACTACAGTTTTAGCTGACGTTAACGAAGGTTGGGGCGGAGAATTATGGGGTGAAAATAATTGGGGTGAAGTTACAGAACAAGTAGCAACAATTACAGGAATCTCTATGCAATCTACAGTTGGTGATGTTGAATTTGCAGGAGCATCAGAAGGTTGGGGTAGACCATCTTGGAATACAAGTTCTTGGGGTATATTTGGAGATGTATTAGCAGAAGGACAACAATTAACTTTAGAAAATAACCAAGTAAGTGTAACAACAACTATAGAAGAAGGATGGGGTAGATTTACATGGGGTAACCAAGCTTGGGGTGAACCTTTTGCAACAGCTGCTACAGGTCAATCATTAACAACTTCTCAAGGTACTGCAGTAGGATTTACAGATTTTAATGCTGTACAAACAGGACAAGCATTAGGACTAACATTAGCAGCTAATTTTTCTATTCAAATTGATAATAATGTATTTGTAAATGCATCAGAAGCAACAATAAATACAACGGCTGGAACTGTAGCAGGAGGAATTGAAACAAATGCAAATGTACCAGTAACGGGATCAAGTGCTTCGACTAGTGTAGGTCAAGTTGTAGCAGAACCTAAAATACCAGTTGATGTAACAGGCATTCAAGCTTCCTTATCTTTAGGCACAGCATCACTTGTACAAACAACTGTTGAAAGTGTTACTGGACAAGCAGCAACTTTAAGTCAAGGATCTGTACAACAAGCTTCTGTATATCCAGTAACTACTGCTGGATTATTAAATTCGTCTGCTGGCTCAACAACTCAAACAACTACAGCAAATGTACCAGTTACTGGTATAGGGTTGACAGCCTCACTTGGCACAGTTAACATTACTGCATGGAGCGAGATTAATCCTGGTGTAAATAATACATGGAGCGAGGTTGATTTAGCAGCTTAAACAATATAAAATAAAGGTAATTATGGCATCAACATTTTCAGATCTCGGTATAGAACTTATGGCAACTGGCGAAAACGCTGGTACATGGGGAGATAAAACAAATTCTAATTTAAACTTAATTCAACAAGCCGTAGCAGGTTATGAAGCTATTTCAATTGCAGGGGGTGTACAAACTACTCCTCTTGCAATGACAGATGCAACAATCTCACAGGCAAGAAACCAAGTAATAAAATTTACTGGGACAATTACAGGAAATCAAACAGTAACAATTCCAAATTCAATTGAAAAATCTTACATTATTATAAATGGCACATCGGGTTCATTTACTGTAGAATTTAAAACAGTTAGTGGAACAGGTTACACTTTTGGTGCTACAGAAAAAGAAACTAGAATTTTAATTTCTGATGGTACTAATATTGTAGATTCAGGATTCTCATCAGTAGGTATTGATGCTGTAGTAGATGACACTTCACCTCAATTAGGTGGTAATTTAGATGCTAACGGAAATAATATTTTAATTGATAATGGTAATTTCATCGGTGATGAAAATGGTTTAGAACAAATTAAATTTACTACAACTGCTTCCGCAGTAAACGAATTAACTGTAGTAAACGCAGCAACAGGAAATGCTCCTAATATTCAAGCTACAGGTGGAGACAGTAATGTTGATTTAAATTTAACACCAAAAGGTATTGGTAGAACAACTTTTAACGGTCAAGGTAAAATTCAAAGTGTTGCAGAAAAAGTTACAACTGAAGCAACAGCTGCTACAGGA